TATCCGTAGTAAAGTGGAATCCTAATGAAGCACTCTCTGAGATGAACCTCTTAAGAGACGAAGCATTAAGTTCTCCTTTAAAAGAAAAACTTTGGAAGCGTAAGGCTCGTGAAATAAATAACTTTTTAGACTCTTTAGAAAACACACGTTACTATAAAGAATCTGAATTCTGGAAAAACTCAAAACCAAGTAGGTTAATAATATAATGAATAAGTATCAACAAGACTTTAACTCTTTGAAAACACTACTAGCTAACTCTTTTAACTCTGTAGAAGATGTTGTAAAGTTAGTTAAACCACTTTTATTAAAGATGAATAATCCAACCTTTTATAAAAAGTATTTATACACTAAGCCCGAAGAGGCTTACGGGGGAGTAGGGAGTTATTCCAACAATATGTTTACCATATTTACTAACGAGTGTATCAAAATTATTAATGAATGTCAAGACTTAAATGAAATGCTCAGGAAGCTACAAGTAGAATACTCATGGACAAATCGACACTCCGAGCCCTACTGGTTTAAAAATACAAAAAATACTTAGTATAAGTTCAAATAAAATCAGCTGCAGACTACTCTTGCGGCTGTTTTTTATTAACATAAGGGGAGTAGTGTATGATAAAATCAATAACTATTTTTTTATTATTACTTAGTGCAAAGACAGTGCTGGCAGATACGAGTAAAGAAATAGAGTGCTTAGCAAAGAATATTTATTTTGAAGCACGCAATCAGTCAGTAAGAGGTCAAATAGCTGTAGGAAACGTAACCATAAATAGGGTAAAAGATAGTAGATTTCCAAACTCAGTATGTAAGGTCGTAACTCAAGCCAAAAAAGACAAAAATAATAATATAATACTTAACAAATGCCAATTTAGCTGGTATTGTGATGGAATAAAAGATACTATGTTAAATAAAGAGGTAAAAGAATTTTCTTTTAAACTTGCTAAAGCGTTAATTTTAGGGCAAATATCAGACGTAACACACAACTCAACGCACTATCATAGTAAAAAAGTCAAACCTTATTGGAGTAGCCATCTATCAAAAACGGTTACTATAGAGGATCACCATTTTTATAGGTGGGAAAAATAAAAATTTAAGATTGACTAACATAATAAGCGTTTGGTACAATAAAAAATGATAGAAGAAAGTAGTTTAAGCGATGATGTTAAAAAGAATATAAACTGGCTGCACGAAAGGTCGCAAAAAACAAAAAGTGATCTAGAAACACATGAAGCTGTGTGCGCAGAACGTTATATTCACATTAGTCAATCTTTATCGGCTCTAAGTGAAAGTATAGAGCAAAGTAATAAAAGAATACAAGAACTTCATGATACTGTGTCTGCTAGTAAAGTAAGTTTAAAAACTCTAATGTTCATAGGTTCTTTCATATTAGCAATTTCAGGATTTATTTATACTATTATAGGAATAATTAATCAAGCACAATGACTAAAGAAAAAGAATTATTAAAATATCTATTATCTAGTCCTCCTATGGATGTTTACAATGAGGATAACATGGATATTCAAGAAAGTAATTTAGAGTTAGTAGAGCCCAGACCTATTAAAGCTAACGAAGAAGAACTAGAATCTAGAGAAATAGGTTCGGCTAACTTATTTTTGGCTTCTGCATTTTTGAGCACTATAAACGACATAGATTTACCGGCTAAATCAGACGAAGACGTAACTAAAGCTCAAAAACTATGGCAACAATGGATGACAGAGCTTAAAGAAGATAACTTCTTACGAGAAAAACCTAATACGTTACGAGAAAGTTTTAAAATTGTTTAACTATGAAAAGTGTTTAGAAGCGTATAACATAGATAGAGAGTCTGGAAGAGTATACAAAACTCCCGATGGCGAGTACCCTAGTATAACTACTATTTTAGGAGCGACTTCGAATAATTCTTTTTTACATAAGTGGAGAGAAAGAGTAGGCGAAGAAGAAGCTAATAGAATATCTAAAGAAGCTACTGATAGAGGTACTGCAGTACACGACTATATAGAGCAGTACTACTTACAAGAAGATAGAGTTTTTAGCGACTGGTTTGTATCTTCTGGACTTTCCAAAGAGCCAAGAAAAATTAAACAACCTGCTAGAGACATTATAAAAGAATGTGATAGAAATAACTTTACTCCCTATGCTCAAGAAATACCTTTATGGCATCCCAAACTAAAATTTGCCGGAAGAGTAGATGGCATTGGGTTATGGAATGGTGTACTATCTATAATAGATTTTAAAACTTCAAAAAAGAAAAAATACACCTCTCAAATAAAAAACTACTATATACAAGCTACTGCATATGCTGTTGCCCATAATTATTTATTTAATACTGCTATAAATAATTTTTCAATAGTTATTGGAGTAGACGAAAAAGAATCTCAATGTTTTACAGGTAAAGTAGTAAATTTTATACCTGAGCTTAAATATAGGGTTAGATCTTTTTATAGTCAACAGAAAGGAAGTTAATATTAAGAACTCTTTAAAACAACAAGAATACTATCGTCTAATAGAAAAATATGACTTACTATTTTTAACAGGCGCAGCGGGTACTGGAAAAACCTATGTAGCATGTAACTCAGCTTTAAATTTTTTAGAAAGAGGTCTTATTGAAAAAATTATTATAACAAGACCTGTTGTAGCTACAGAAGATATAGGTTTTTTACCTGGAACTTTAGAAGAAAAAATAAATCCTTTTATGGACCCTATACTAGGAGTATTATCAGAGATTTATAATCCTAAAGAAATAAAAAGGATGGTTGCTAATAATGTTATAGAGGCAGTTCCGTTAGCTTATATGAGAGGAAGAACTTTTTCTAACTCTTTTATAATACTTGATGAAGCTCAGAATACTACTCAAAAACAGATGAGTATGTTTTTAACTAGATTTGGCAGAAATATTAAGTGTTGCGTAACAGGAGACTTACTACAATCAGATTTACCTACTAGAGAAAATGGATTAAACTGGGCGTCATCAAAACTAAGCCCCTCAGAGTTAGTAGCTTTTCTTACTTTTACTAGTGATCACGTTGTAAGAAGTCCTTTAGTCAAAGAAATTATGAGATATTTATATGCAGAAGAAACGTCGTATCCCATTAAAAAAACTTTTAGAGCTGGAAGCCTTGAGTCTATTGCCCCGAGAGAGGTCGTTAATAGTTAGTATTAAAAAGGCTCAAAGGGATTATCCTCAAATAACTCCCAAAATGTATGCTGCATTTAATGGTATATACGATAGCTATTTTTATACAGGAGAAGAGCAATGATAAGTAAAGAAAGATATTGTAAGTCTTGCGGTCATAGATGCCACTGTTATTCTCCTGATTGTTCTGAGTGTAAAAATGATGTATGCATAAGTTGTAAATGTTCTTCTAGTGAGAAGAGCTTTTGGCCTGATAATCCAGGAGAAGCATACTCTATTTAAGGAGATTTTTATGCCCGTAAAAAAAGTAAAAGGCGGTTATAAGTGGGGAACCACTGGAAAAGTTTACAAAACTAAAAAAGCTGCAACTAAGCAAGCTAGAGCCGCTTATGCAAACGGTTATAAAGGTAAAAAAAGGAGAAAGTAATATGCCACATTACGGTAGAAAAGGTAAAGGAAGAAAGAAGTAATTATACTTATAAAGGAGATATAATATGCCTAAAATGAAAACAAAAGCCCCTAAATATACAGTAGGTAAAAAACCAGCTAAAAAGGCTGCAGCGAAAAAAGGACTTACTGCTGCTCAAAAAAAACTGCCCCCAGCACTTCAAAAAGCTATACTTAAAAAAATGAAAGGCAAGAAGTAACTAATGGCTGCAACACCTACCAATCCTAGTCTTTGGTCTAGAGCTAAGACTCAGGCAAAAAAGAAGTTTAACGTTTATCCTTCTGCATATGCTAATGCATGGGCAGCTAAATGGTATAAGTCTAAAGGCGGTAAATGGAAAGGTGCTCCTACCAATAAAGTGAGAAAAAAACGTGGCTAAAGGCGGGTTAGGTAAATGGTTTTCTGAACAATGGGTTGATGTTAAAACAGGCAAACCTTGTGGAAGATCAGGCAAAAAAGATAAAAGAAAATATCCCGCCTGTAGACCTAAAGCAGTTGCTTCTAGAATAACTAAACAAGAAGCAGCTAAGAAAAAAGGCCGTAAAAAAGTTAAATGGTCTGTGACCTCTTCCGGTAAAAAGAGAAAGTCAAAAAAATAAGGAGAGTTTATATGATTAGTAAAATATTATCTTGGACTAAATCAAAACTTAAAGAAAGAACTTCATGGGACGGAATAGCCTTAGTTGGAACTGGCGTAGTAATGATTATGATGCCTATAGATCTAGTAGCTTATGCAGCTATAGCATGGGGACTGTGGACTATTTGGAAAAGTGAATAGTATACTATGTTAGAAATTATACAACAGATGGCCTCAGATAGACTATGGATTTATACTGCTTTAGCAGGTAGTCTGTTTGGGGCTATATTTGTAGCCTATGTTAGCACTACTAAATTAGGTCTTTGGACATATGCTAAGATAGATAAAATGTTAGATCTACTAATAGATAGATTAGGATGGACTTGGTTAGAGCAACCAAAAGACGCTTGGAAGCAAAAGCTACCAAAAGGTCTTATCAAAAAAATAGACGATATAGATAACAGATTAAAATACCTAGAAAAGTAACTATTATTTTGGTATATATGTTAATATATGATAAAATAAGGAGATAATTATGGCAAAAGCTAAAAATGCTAGACGGTTACCTAGCGGCAAGTTAGAATACAGAGGAGAAACCTATCCTGGATTCAACAAGCCTAAAAGAAATACTTCATCCTCTAAGCATAAACAAGTTGTTTTAGCTAAAAAAGGAGAAGACATAAAAGTAGTTAGGTTTGGTCATAAAGATTATGGGCATAATTATTCTGAAGATGCAAGAAAAAATTATTTACAAAGAAGCGCAGGAATAAGAGATAAATCAGGAAGACTAACTAAAGATGACAAGTTTTCTGCTAATTATTGGGCTAGAAAAGAGCTATGGGCAGGATCTGGAGGCTCTAAGAAGTCTCCTAAAAAAGGTGGACCTAGAAAATGATTATTAAAGATAGTGAAGGCCAAGAAGCCAGAATGATTAAAGCTAAAGTAAGAAAAATGATAGCACAGAATCAAGAATTACTAAGTATGATAAAAGAAAATATGGACGTAGAAGAGTGGGTTCAGAATAAAATAGTTTTAGCGTCTCACAATATAGATGCTATATATGATTATATGAAATACTCCTCTGACCCTGTAGAGACGCAACTAGAAGAAGACTCAGATAGTGTAACTATAACACTAGCATTAGAAGAAGAGATAGACTCTTCTGATGTAATAGAAATATCTTTAACAGATAATTCTTTAGATGCCTAAAGAGTATTTAATATCAGAGGCATTTAATAATGTTTTTTGTACCTTAGCACCTTCACCAATACATGGTGTAGGTGTTTTTGCGCTAAAAGACATACCCAAAAATATAATTGTATTTTCTTCTATATCATGGGATACCTTAGACAACTCTATTCTAAAAAAGCTAGATGAAAGTGTACTACTTGAGTATGCTAAAAAATTTAAAACATCTTATGAAGGATTAAAGATCCCTGCTAGAGGGTATAATTCAATTGACTTTAGATTTTACTTAAACCACGCTACTTCTTGTAATCTTAATTATGATTCAGAGAATGATTTAATCATAAGTAAAGATACTATTTATAAAAATACTGAATTAACAATAAACTATAAAGCTTACGGACTTAGCATTGATAACAGTTTTCACTAACGGATGTTATGATATCTTACATCCTGGACATATAGATTTGTTTAACTATGCCTCTACATTAGGTGATAGACTAATAGTATGTCTAGACAGTGACGATAGGGTAAGAAGAAATAAAGGTTTTTGTAGACCTATAAACACTTTAGGTATTAGATCTAAAATTATAGGAGCTTTAAAACCTGTAACGTCGGTAATATCTTTTGATTCTGATGATGATTTATGTTCTATATTTGATACTTATAACGCTGACTTATTAGTCATTGGAGAAGAATATAAATACAAAAATATTGTAGGCGAAGATTTTGTAAAGAAAGTTATATTTTATGAACGAGACAATAGATACTCAACAACTAACATCATTAAGAGTATTAATAATAGGTGAGTCATGTCTGGATGAGTACAGGCTAGGTTCTGTAACTAGAATATCTCCAGAGGCTCCTGTACCTGTTATACAGTTTAAAGAGTTAAATACTGTAGAAGGTATGGCTGCTAATGTTAAAAATAATGTTCAAGCTTTTAATGTAGGTAACATAGATTTAATAACTAATAGATCTAAAATTATTAAAAGAAGATTTATAGATATAAAATCTAATCAACAATTACTACGAGAAGACATAGGCGACTCTGTATCCTCGTTAATAGACTATAATATAAAAGTAATGAGTTCTAATGATTATGATGTAGTCATAATTTCTGACTACTGTAAAGGGCTATTAACACCTGATACGGCCAAACTAGTATGTGAAAAATTTAAACATAAGGTGTATGTAGACACTAAAAAAGAAGACTTAAGTTGTTTTCCATATTCTATTATAAAAATAAATGAATATGAGGATAATAGTAGTTATAACTTACCTCTATCTTCTACTAAAATAGTAACTTTAGGGTCTAAAGGTTCGGTATGCGAAGGTGTATTCTCTAGGCCTTCTCCTGTAAAAGTTCATGATGTTACGGGGGCTGGAGACGTATTTTTATCTTCTCTTGCAGTATTAAATAGTTTTAACTCTATTCATGACTCTATAGACTTAGCAAATAAACTTGCGTCTTATTCAGTAGAACACTTTGGAACATATGTTATAAATCAACTAGATATAGAAAGGGCTTTTAATGAGACTTGAAGGTTTTGTAAAAAAAGGATGGGGTCACGAACTTATTTGGGCAACAAATGATAAATATTGTGGCAAACTGATGAAGTTTAATGAAGGTGCTAAGTTTTCTATGCATTTTCATAAAGATAAAGAAGAGACTTGGTATGTATTAGGCGGCGAGTTTATAGTTCATTGGATTAATACTTTTGATGCCTCTAAGATAAGTACAAAAATTAAAGAGGGAGATACTTGGCATAATGAACCTTGTAGCCCTCATCAATTAGAATGTTTAAAAGAGGGTACTATATTAGAAGTTAGTACTCCAGACAGCGTAGAAGATAATTATAGAGTGTCTCCTGGGGATTCTCAATGATACAATTAGTTTGACACTTACTTTTTTATTAAGTATTATATAGTATAACCATATAGGATCTACAATGGAATATTTCAATAAAACTAGTGAAGACTGGCGTATTTCTCAATGCTGTCAGTTCCATGATAAAGCAAAAGCTAAATCTTACAATTTTGGAACTACTACTAAAACTTATGCTCTAAAAGAGGGCGGAAAAGAAAGAGTGCAACAAAAAGCTTTACATAATTGTAATCAGCTTTTATCTGTGCTAAAAAATCATTTCCCTACACAACCTAAAAATCTAAGAGCTTGGAGAATATCTTCAGAGCTTTTTCCTTGCTACACTTTAGATTTTACTAAGCCTTGGTACGAAGAAATTTGGGATGACATTTGTGCTATACTAGAAGAATGCGGTAGACTAGCAAAAAAACATGAAGTAAGACTCAGTGTGCATCCTGGACAGTATACTGTTCTAGCGTCTAACAAAGCTGAGGTAGTAGAAAACTCTATTAAAGATTTAGAGTATCATGCTCTATATGGTAGTTTGATGGGATTACCCGCTAAAGACTTTGTAATGAATATTCATCTTCAGGGTCTATATGGAGGAAAGCACGAAGACGGCATAAAGCGTTTTGCTACTAATTTTCATTACCTATCTGACTACGCCCAACAGTGTCTTACTGTAGAAAATGAAGATAAACCTAATGGTTATGATATAAGACATACTATAGAGCTATCTAAGCGTGTACCTATTCGCTGTTGTTTAGACACTCACCATTATGCATGCCATAGAATGAGAGAGTCGGAAAAAGTTGTACTAGAAGGCAAAACTGTTAATAGGAAGATTAGGGATGTAGAACATATTACTTATACCCATGAGTACTTTGCAGAGGCTGTAGTATCTTGGAAAGGGGTTAGACCTTTATTTCACGTGTCTCAATCTTTCCCTCCAGAAAATTCTGCCTATTGGATGAAGCCTAATGCTCACTCAGAAGTATTCTGGGATGAAGAACTTATGGCAAATCATGTGCCTATGTTACAGTATGCAGACTTTGATATAGAAGCTAAACATAAAGAAGTAGCCGTACTAGGTTTTTACAATTTTATAAAAGAAGAAGAAGAGCTAGCAGGAGAGCCCTTAGTAGCAATATGATAGATTATAAATTTAATGAAGATCAATATATAAAAGAATTTAAAAAGTATGTTGATTCCACTTATAACCAACACTATTCTAATAATAAATTTCAATCTACTGAAGTAATTATTGATAGAGGTCATGGAACAGGTTTCTGTATGGGAAGTATAGATAAATACTCTAATAGGTATGGTAAGAAGGGCACTGTAGAAGATGCTCGTAAAGATTTAATGAAGATATTACACTATACTCTACTTCAGCTGTATATACACGATAGTAACTATTAGAGGAGTTATTAATGACTAAATATTTATTTAGGAACCCAGAAGTTCCTGGGCAAATTGAACGAGAAATAATTGCTAGAAATCTAGTAAGAAATTTAGAGAAACTAGGTAAGTTTCAAATAGAGCAATTATCTGGGGAAAGCTGGACACATTTAAAAATACATGCCCCTGATAATTTACTTAAAATATTTAAAGGAATAAAAAGTACTAAATATAAACCTATTATAAAAGGTAAACACGTATTTATGTATATAGATAGTAATGTTACGTCATTAGACGTGAGAATGTTTATAGGAGAGTTAATAGCGTGTATAAATACTAAGAATAATAAATTATCTCATAGAATTAGAAGAAAAATAGGAATTTTTCTATTTAATTTAGCAAAACTAATATATAAACCTAAAAAATAAGGAATAACTATGTCAGAAGATAAAGATGTCAAAAAACCTATAAAAGCTATTAACCCAGAAGATGTAGCAGAACAGTTAGATATTATTGTATCTTTCTTAGGCGCAATAGAAAGCTCCAGAGACGAAATTAATAAAAGAGTAAAGCATTTAAAAGAAGAATACGGATTACAATCCACAGCTGTTAGAGCTGCTGCGACTGTTCTACATAAGCAAAATCAAGAACAGTTAGATGAAAAAGAGTCTCAAATTAGAAACATTTTAGATATTTGTAAAGGTTAGAATATGTCTAGCATAGTACTGGTTACTGGAGGTTTTGACCCTCTTCATTCTGGCCATATAGCTTACTTTAAAGAAGCTAAAAGGTTAGGACAAAAATTAGTGGTCGGACTAAATAGTGATGATTGGCTAACAAGAAAAAAAGGTAGACCCTTTATGAGCTGGTCTGAAAGAGCTGAGATACTTGAAAATATAAGCTGTATTGACAGAGTTATTAAATTTAATGACTTAGACGATACTGCTAATGACGCTATATATAAAACTTTAAAAATGTCTCCTGATAGTAGAATAATTTTTGCTAATGGAGGAGATAGATCTATAGGTAATACTCCTGAAGAAAAAACTTATGGAGGAGTACCTTGGGTTAGGTTTGAATGGGGAATAGGAGGAGAGAATAAAGTAAATAGTTCTTCTTGGATTCTAGACAAATGGAAAACTCAAAAAACAGAAAGAGATTGGGGGTACTGGAGAGTTTTAGATGATAAACAACCAGCATTACCTCAAAAGATAAAAGAGCTAGTTATTTATCCTAATTGTAGCTTATCTGATCAAAAACATTTAGATCGCTCAGAACATTGGTATGTATTAGAGGGAGATTTACAAATAGAACTAGAATATCCAGATGCTACTTGGAAAACAATGATTCTTAGCCCTCATACTACTTTTGTTATACCTACTAATACTTGGCATAAAACTACCAATATTGGTAGTTTTAACGCTCATGTTCTTGAAGTACAATACGGAACTAAATGTATTGAGTCAGACATTGAGCGAAGGCAGATACTTAATGAAAAGAATAAACGAGACGACATATAATCAGTCTACCTATCCTACAGAGGTAGAAAACTTAATAATAGAACATCTAGATAAGACAGATAAATTAATATTCAGCTGGGGAAGAGATAGTTCTACTTTTTGGCTAGCTAGACGATGTACTTCTATGTGTGTAGTAGAACATGATCTTGCATCCTTTAATGCAACAAAAGACTTTTTATCTTTCAAAAACATTAATAATATAAAGACTAAGTATTCAAAAGAAAACTATGTAGATAGTATCAAAGAGTATCCAAGTAATATATTTGATACTATCATTATAGATGAGCATGAAAAAGAAAAGTGTTTTGTGTCTGCAATATCAGAAGCTAGATCAGGAGGTATTATAATAGCTCCTTATCTCAATATAGATTTATTAGAAGAATACTCTAACAGAGTTAAAAGCTACTCATCTTTCTCAGGAAAAGGGTATATAAATGAAGAAACGGTTATTATCCGGAAAAAATAAAACTATTCCTTTTATACCTTTTTATATAAGAAGAGCAGGAGGATGGGTAATACCTACTGCTTATGATATATTTACAGATAAAAAAAGTTTAATCATTTTTTTAAAAGGTGCATATATAGATAGTAAATTATTAGTTCATTATGATGATTCTGATTTAATATCAAATTATAATAATACTTATTGTTGTTGTCCTAATGACTCTTATGTAATGAATCAATGGGCTACCGACTTAAATATTAAAAATATAGATATGTTACCTGACGGTAATAAAGAGTTTTTTGACTATTTAGACTTACTAGAAAAAGAAACTCCTATACGCCAAAAGGTAGAAATAAGTAATTCAGAAATAAAATATTTAGGAGATGTACGTGTCTAAAGTTATAGTTTATTCTTTACCTAGCTGTATAGCATCTAATGATTTTATTATATACTGTAAGAGTAAGGTACGTGACTTAGAAACCTATGTAGTAAAAGACTCTTCGTGGCCTCAGATTAGGCATGATGTAACTATAGACTCTTTAGAAAGTAAGTATAATAGAAAATTTTTTAGTTATCCTATTATATATATAAACAATCAATATGTAAATTCAATACAAGAAGCAAAGAAGATTATAACAAAAGGACTATAATATGGATATACTTATATACTCTAAAACAAATTGTAACTTTTGTGTGAAGGCAAAAAATTTATTAAATGTAAAAAATCTAGAATTCACTGAGAAGGTACTAGATAAAGACTTCACTAAAGAACAATTATTAGAGATACTACCTAATGTAAAAACCTTGCCACAAATACAAATAAATGGCAAGCATATAGGCGGTTATAGAGAATTAGAAAGCTATTTAAATACTAATTAATGTAACTTATTAGTTGCTTAATAGTTTATATTTAATTATTATTGTATAATGGAAAATTTATTTAGCGCTTTTATACTATTGTTTTTTGTTATACTTCCTTTGGTAGCTATATTCAGCTTTACATCAAAGGTAACAAGTGGTATATATTACTGGGCAGATTCTCAGCACCCACAAGAAAC